AAAAATGATCGGGTTTTAGCAATTAATAGTATTCTTAAAAAGAAAAAATAAAAATGGAACTGTGGATTGTTGTAAGAATTTTTGATGGAGAAATTCTATAATGGATGTTCTGCTCAAAATCTTTGGGATTATATGGACAATCCTTATGGTTATATTCTCTTGGCTTGGCGAATTATTTGCTAGTCCGGTTTTCCAAGGAGTCATGTTATTTCTTATTTTTTTAGCCTCCCCGCAAATGAGAAAATAAAATTAAACTTATTTTTTCAAACCTTTAATATCTTCTCTCAAAAAGCTGATATTTTTATTTATAGAATCAAATTGAATTTCTATTCTTTTTTCAAATTGAATGAACTCTCCATCAGAAATACTTGTAGATGAAATTTTAAGCATGAGGCCCAATATTCCTATAATAGAGACAATGAACACTGGCCATTTTACGTAACCATTTTTATCAGCCATCAGATTCCCTCAGAGTTCAAGGTTTTTAAAGCCCTGGACCCTAACTTGTGGGTAGTCGGTTATCCGATGGGCGTGTCTTCTCACGTTCGTAGCGGGTGCTTCAACACCCGTTGCTGCTCTTACACTTGTTTTAACCTTTCATAATTATAAACAGATGTTAAATAAATGGTTCTTATTCCTGTTTCTAATTGGACCCGGATCAATCAACGCTTTTGAAGATTTAGTCTTTTATGATACTGAAGAAGCCTGCATTAAAAGAGGTAAACATTTACACAAGTTTTATAGTCCTGAATTACCTTACAGATTAAAATATTCATGTGTGAATAGTAATAAAAGAGAAGAACTAAAAAACAAAACATTCAATAAAGATTAACAATGGTTTTGGTTAGGTATTATTATTATATTTGGTTCATTATTTGCGTTCATAGTTTTTGGTATTTCTGGAGGTTTCGATTAATGTTTTCTTCCTTCCTTTGTTTAAGAAAATTTATTGGAATAGGATATTTATTGTGCCTGCGTCTAATACGTTTGAAGATGTTCCTAATATTTTTATTTGAGTTAATTCTTGCGATAATGATTTATTCCCTCCCCCTATCATCGCAGAAGTATTTGCATCTTTTCCCAAATGAGAAGAAACCCAATTATTCGTAGAAGGATCTATAAGGGTCAATAACATATGCCCACTAAATATAGAGTTTCCATCAGTCAGATTTACAATAAAACCAGTTGTCAAACTAGCCGCCCCCGGATTCGCTCCATTTGGAAGTATCATGCTTGTGCTAACATAACCTGTTGTTTCAAAACCTCCGGCGCCTCCAAGTTGAACCAATATATTCCCCCCTGGATTCAAACTCACTCCATTAAATATAATAGTTATTTTGTTTGTTGCGGCAGGAACGTCGCTAAATTCAATTGTGCCAATAGCGTTTTGCTGAGTGGAAAGAGTAGAACGCGTGGGGAGGGGGGATACTAATTCAAAAGTGTCCGGGTTACTAATTTCATTAAAAGAAACAATCACAGGGATGTTCTGTTTAATCTGCTCTGGACGTAATTCATTACCATTGCTTTTTATTGAAATTGTGGGCAGGCTCCCTACTGCTAGAGTGACGTTTCCGTTATTAGTAGCATTAGGTTTGAATTGATATAATTGGCCGTCAACATATCCAGTAGTAGATGGTCCACCATCGGCAGTGATCGTGTTCCCATCTCCAGCGACATTTGTGAGCAGGCTGATGCCTCGACCTGAATCTATCCAATTAAAATTATCTTGATTGGAATTATATATAAATGATATAACTTGATTTGCTTGAAAAAAACCAGGGCTTATTTCTTCATTAAAATTAAATTTAAAAGGTTGTGTCCCAACCGTATCAATATTTACGGTCATATCGCCGGTGTTGGTGGCAACAAGCCGCATCGTGAAAATTTGTTGGTCATCGTATTCAGTAATCCCGGCAGGAGTTTCAGCGGTAATCGCATTTATCCCTTGGACATTCGAAAGTGCAAGGATTCCTCCTGTGCTTGGATTTTCTCCGTTATCTTGAGAAGAAAAAATCGTTACCCCATTCCTGTCATCCACCTGGATAGAATATCTTTGATTCAACCAAGGCTTATTTTCCACGCGACCATCAGCCGCAATAGTCTGCGGATTCGGGAGTTGCGTTGCTACGGTAAGGGCGCGGTCTGAAAAAACAGGTATCTGATTGACTAAAAGAGTGGGATCGGTATTAGGTTTCCCATAATAGACGCGACCATCCACCGCAAGGGATCCGAAAGAGTCAAACCATTGTTGCTGTATGTCAAAGACTTCTGCCATTTTTTTCTCCTTAAATATTATCTATCCAGGGTCGGGGCAAGCGCCCGGATCAAAGTTTCCTCAATCGTCCTAGGTGCGCCCTGTTGAGTGATGCGAGATACTTGAGGCGCTATATTTTCCAATCCCCGGATGTCCCTTCCTGTCAATATTCTCGCGATGGCTTCTGGCCTCTCGGCCGGGGTAGTAAGTCGTTGTGTGGCCCCTTTAATAATATTGAGAGTCCCCCTGGCGACATCCCCAATCCCGACCTGTCGAACGCCTTCCAGAAGTTGAGCGGGATCCAGGACGGCATCCCCCTGCGCGGCGATTCGTTCCGCAGTCTTGGAATTTCCCAGGACATCGCTCACGGCCCGGAACAATTCTTTTTCGTTCTCCAGGAACTTCGTATATTGAGCGAATAATTTCTTATCTCCAAACGCGAAAAGAATCTTATCCTCGAGTGCCGGGATATCTAGTAATTTTTTCGTGGCATCAGCGCGAGAAACCGTATCACCGATCTTCGCCTTCAATGCCTGAGCTGCTCCTACCCGGAAAAGATGACGTTGTTCTGGGGTCATTTCAGCCAAAGCAAGTCTTAACTCGGTAGGACTCCCGAATTTCGCCTTCGACATAAACTCCGCGCCACGCTCCAGGGCTTCCTGATTTGCGATCTTATCCCCCGCCAAACCTCGCGCCCGGGCATAATCTCCCCCTTTGATCGAATCGACCTCATCCAATTCCTTGACGAGATTCCTTCGAAGTATTGTAATCGCCCTGGATTTTTCTGTCGGTTTCCCAAACGGAGTTTTAGCGAGAGTTTCAAGATCGAATAATTCTTTTTTAACTTGGTCGAGAAATTGAAGTTTAAGACCGCGCCCAACTCCTCGACCGGTGGCTGGAACTCCCGCCTCTTTTGCCAATTGAGTTAATTCCGGATCAACCTTGCTAACATTTGTCTGAAGATTCCGCAGAGTAACCCCGGCATTTTTGAAGGCTTGCCTTCCTGCGGGAGTTTTCAGTATCCGATCAATCACTTTGGATTCTATATTTTGATTCTGATTAAAAGCCGATTGAAAAAGCTTGCTCGATTGGTCAATATTCGCAAGCGCCTGTCTTTGACTGAAAAAGTTTTCCGGAACAATTTGATTAATATGTTGTTCGATCCGGGCAATTTGACCGCCTTTAATTTCTCCGGTCTTTGGATCCCGGACTCCCTCCTGCCGGTCCTGAAGGAATTTCTGGATTTTATCCTTTCCTTTGCCCGGTATCCCAAAAGCCGTAAACCCTAATGCTCTTGAATTGGGGCCGACATCGATAAGCGCTGATTCTGCCCCTAATTTATTGATTCGCTCCAAGGCCTGTTCCGGGGTGAAGCCATCCCGTTCCAAGGCTTCGGCAACTTTCCGGAGGGCTACCGTTCCTTGTATTTTGCTTGATGTCCTTTCCAATAAATTAACAATACCCGACCCCGCGAGTTTTCCAACACCGATAATCCCCGGAATCGCAGCGCCCAAAGTTCCGCCCAATAAAGCACCGCCCCCAGCTTCGACCACTTGTTCCTGGATATCACCTCGGGCCTCTCCTCCCGCTTGAGCGCCACCCAGGACAGCACCGCCAGCGGCGCCCCTACCTATCGCGCTCACGGTACCAGGGGCCTTGGCTATAACCCCCCCAATCCTCTGGCCTATAGGATTAGCCAACCCTCCGATGATTGAGGCAATAATGGCGGTTTTGGGATTCTCCGCCCGGAACGCTTCCCGTCTTTCAAAGGGAGTTTGTTCCGGGACCGTTGTTTCATCCCCGAAGATACTTTGAGCCAAATCTTGACCGGCTTCCGCGACAATATCTGATAATCCAAAGGTAGCGGTGTTCAACGCTTCCTGGGTGAATCCGCTTATATTTTCAGAGATATCCCCCAAAAGAGAACTTTCCTCTTGAACAGGAGCAGGGGTTTCCGTGGTTCCTTGGATACCCGTTAAGGCGGCTTGGATTTCTTCCGCGCTCATCGTATCCGGAAAATTTATTTTTCTCCCATCAGGAAGATTCACAATCGGCATTATTGACTTCCTCCAACCGGCTCAAGTTTTCCGGTTGTTGGATTAAAATTAAATTCGCCAGCGCCTATTTCGCCTCCGTTATTTGTTATTGTTTCAGGAGCGACATCCTGCAAAGTGAATTCCAATAAATCTTGAATATCCAGAGCGGACCGGAAATCATCCGTATCCTTGGCGGCCGCGATTCCTCTTTTGGCGGCTCTTTGGATTAATTGTTTTAACTGATTCAATAACCTTATATTTCCCTTTGTTGATTTGCCGAATCCCGCCTCGATCCTTGTCAGGGTCGCTCCTTCCCTTTCGGTAAATTGGGATCCGAATATCGGCCTTAATTGCGCCAGGACTTGTTTTCCAAGATTGGCGGTCAGTTCCGCCTCATTCGCGCTCTCAACCCCTAGGGTTTGTTTTACCCTCACTTTAATAGCATCGAATCCACCCGTTTCCAGATCATCTAGGAGCTTAATAGACCGATTAACGACTGCCATTCCTTTCGCGGCTGATATGGCATCGTCAATGTCAACCTGAATTCGGGTTTGTTGAGCCTTCGTGCGCGTAATTCCTCCCGCTTGCCTGATTTTTCGAACTGTCAATGCTTCTCCGGTTTCTCCGAGTCTGGAAACGGGTTGACCTTCCAGGGGAACAATTTTATTGACTGTTTCTCCTGTCCGGGTATCTATAACCGGAATAGATTGGGCAAACGAACCATCAGGCAATTCCACAATCACGCCAGGACTTTTAGCAAAGGTCGCTTTTTCCGCCCTTCCTCCCGTAGCCAAAGGACTCTTTTTAACTTCGCCCGTTCGGAGATTTTTTTGGGCTATTATCTTCCCATCAGGCCCTAAAACATCCTCAAATTTATCGACAGGTTTTACGACAGGCGCCACCAATTCATTTTTAGCCAGGTCTTTGAGAACATCTCCCTGGGCTATATCAAGGAATAATTCCTGTTCTCGATCAGCATCATTCATGTTTCGAATTTGTATTAAAGAGGGATCAACTTCTCCGGTTCTCGACTGTTTAGCGATTTCGTTATCTATCGCCTTATCCTGTTTCTCCCTGGAATCCATGCGAGAAAGACTTAAAGCAAACGCCTGAGTCTCATCGACTTGTTTTGCAAGAGCTTCTTTTGCCCTCTTATCCCGACCCGCAAATATAGGTTCGATCGCTTTAACAATCGCCGGTCCTCCCTTAATCCCAGAAAGTTTTAAAAGTAATTCTTCGCGTTTTGCCAAATTTACCGCTGGGACCGTTCGAGGTTGAGGAGTAGGAATTGCTCCTAAATCCGCCTGGATGATTTGACCGGGAACAATTTGATCAGCCTGCGTTTGGGGTGGGTTGATAAGTTGGGCCAAGGTATCTTGAATACTTTGCTGGCTCGTCTGTGTAGATTCAAACTTCCGCGAAGCTAAATCGCCGGCCTCTTGTCGAAGGATTAAATCGGCCTCGGCAACCCCCAAAGTTCCCCTCCTGATCTCCTCATCGAGGGCCAGTTTTCTTTCAGCTAATTGACGATTTTTATTTAGATCCAAAGCCTGTTTAATCTGCAATAGAGGACTAAAATCCAGAGCCAAGCTTCTCGCATCAAAATTTTCTAATGTCGCCATCTCAAACCTCTAAAAATTAGTTTCGAAAAAGTTTCCTTGTTCATTTCTCAATCCGAAATCTATTCCGGAACTTCCGCCTCCACTTCCGATTGGCGTTCCTCCTCCACCACTTCCTCCGATACCCGGAATAAAACTTCCAAGCGTTCCAGTTAATTTTAAGAGATTATTAAATCGCTGTGTATTTATCTGCTCATCAGCCAGGATTCCGGACTCTCTCCCCCTTCCAATCCCCGAAATAAGACCCTGCGCCCTTCCCGAAACTCTGTCCCTCAATTGAGATTCCAAATCGACAAGGCCGCTCGAAAGTTGCCCTTGACCCAAAGTCAATTGATTCCCCAATCCTCCGCGCCTTTCAACTCCATGGAAACCCAAGTTAGCCAAGTTTCGATTCCTTCCGAACAGTTCACTTTCCAATTGAAGGGCAAGTTGAGGAGAAATCCTGGAAATTTCTTTCAGGGCCCCCCCGGATCCTGTTTGACCGGATGCCGCAAGTTGGCCTCGCGCTCCTCTTTCCTGCAAATCTCTTAAAGATTGAAAAACGGAACCTTGAGTGATATCCTCTAAAAATTTATTAAATCCTTCTGCCGTGGATCCTTCCCTTAAAAAAGATAGGCCCTGTTCCCCTGCCTCGATAAAAGGGGCAAAACCTTCCTCCGTCAATCCTCTTTGGCGCAGGAAATCTTCTCTCAATTGAGTTTGTTGTTCGCCGATTTTCCCCTCAGTGATACCAAAATCCGTATCACCTCGGGCGATGGCTTCTCTATTGAAAATTTGCCTTTGTTCTGCCGCCCTACGCCCTACGTTACTACTCCCTCCAAATCCAAGCGCCTTTCCAATATTGCTAAAAAATCCCATTTTCTTTCCTCAAGAAATAATGTTCCCGTCTTTATATCTTCTCCAGTTTGTGCCATCGGAATATGCAGGAGTGGGTCCGCCCGTATCATCATTGACATAAATTTGGAGCGTTTGATTCTCGGATGCGGATGGTAAACTGGCTTTAACAAACTCCTCTAGCCTGTTCCTCTCGTTTGCAAGTTCATTTATTTTTAATTCAAGGTCATCGAACCAATCAATGGTCTGTTTAGCTGGCGATCCATCCTCATTAACTATAGGATCGCTCCTCTTTGGGTTGCTCGTTATTTCATCGACCATTATTTTATTTGCCCTATTGTTGCGGGTCGACCCCTGATTATTAGATGATCAGCATTAAAAACTACATTTTCCCGAGTGATCAACCGGATCCCCATGAATCCCTCATAGGTTCCTAACCCCCCTGGAGGATTCCAAACAAGTTTCTGTGCATATTGACCAATCAACCCCAAATCCTCATAAATAACCGGACCATATAGAACCCCATCCTCTGTGGTTTGAAGTCCGATTGACTGCCTTTCCCCGGCATTAAAGCCCTGGGAAACACCTAATTCCAATTCAGCCCCCGTCATGTATTCCATATTCTCCTCGGACAAAGAAGTTTCAATTATCCTTGTGATACGGTCGCCATAATCAAAATTAACATCATCAAAGAATCCTAATTTATCCTCGAACCCGGAATAATATCTATTATCGAATTCCACAATAAAACCACCGCTCCAAGGTTTCGACACTTCATCGATCACAGTATCCAGTAAAGACCAATCGCCGCCGAAAAACAAAAAGGAATCTCTTCTTAATGTGAGGGTGGCAATATCAAATCCTAACCAGTTTATTCTCCCGGAAATCGTTTCACTTAATTCCTGATTGGTATAGGTGGAAAGAATTTTATCGATCGGCGGATTGGATAGTTTTTCAACGCGGTTCGCGTCCATCGCAAAGATACCAGGGCTTTGGCCTGTTTTTCTTCCAACAAAAATAACAGCCTCATCAACTTCTAAAAACCCTCCAATGAATCCATAATCAAATGCGTTTCCAACAGGCTGAAATGGAAATGAGATGTTCGGCACATTCTTAAATCTCTCAACCGATTGCGTTCCCATCAAATAAAGATAATTATCGAGGGTAAAACAAAACTTGGTCTCATCCGGTCTGACTTCCGCATCAAAAAAACTTAGGGCCTGGATCGTTCCAAAATCCCCGACATCGGAAAAAACGGTTTTATCTCCGACCACCGGAACATAAATGGCCCTTCCTCCAATCGCGGTCACACTAACAAATGGAACGAAATTAGCATTCCCGGAAGTATCGACAAGCACATCTGATTTATCCAGGGTATAACTAGCGGAACCTCGCGCTACAATCGCAATCGTCACGGCTCCCTCAGCGGAAAAAACCTGGTCATCCCCTAATATTGTCCCAATAACCGTAAAAGCCCCGGTATCGACATCATCAATCCGCCTCAATTCCTGAGAATAAATATAATAAAGGAAGCCGTTCCATTCAAACCCTCCACGACAAGTCCCCCCTACTACGGCTATCAAAGGGATTCCGGGGCGCGAGATAATGCTATTGCTCTTATCATGGGTATGCAACACATTCTGCAGGAGTTGATTTGTTTCAGGGAGCTTATCTATCCCCTGCGTTCCTTTAGGTAATTGAAATCTTGCCAAACCTCTTTCCTTTATTTATCAGCGTTCAATTTCAGCATCCGGTTCTGTCAATACCCGGACCGGACCAAAAAACTTTCTTGAACTTGTTGAAAATCTAAATCGCTCATTCCCCGCGCCCAATGGAGCCGTTGAAGAAATCCTTCGAAGTGGTGGCGGATCCTGGGTGTACCATTTCTTTAAGAAGGCCATCCCGGTTTCTGCGTTCCTTCGGAGATTTTCAGAAACAATAATCTGCCCGTTGTCATAATTCGTGGATATTTCAATCGCCAAATTATTGATCAGAGCGTTCCTGGTATCCAAGGTTTCCCCGACATCATCAGAAAATGTTCGAATCGGATTTGCAGTAAGGAAAATATTCATGGTGCTGAGTTGTTGGAGAAATGATTGCAGCGAGTCAAGTCCCGCGCTTAAATCAGCGGCCTTAGCCGATTTGAGCGGAGAATTCTTCCCTATTTTTGTTAAGGAAGCCAGGATTATAAAGTTGGCCGTACTCATTTTTTTACCTCAGTGGTTACAGTCCCGGAACTGGCACTTTCCGGAGCGGGATCGGCAGGAGCATGGGCCGCGTCTTCTCCGGTCAGGAACCAACCATCCTTTAGTGCTCCATCAACCGCGGATTCCGGAAACTTTTCAGATTCGATAATGACCTCATCGAACGGATTCTCGTCACCCTCAATGAGTTCTCCCTCTAATCGTTTAAAGAGAGTGACTTTTTTACTCCCCTTGACAGGTTTCCATCCAATTTTTTCACAGTAGGCCACGGTTTCGGGTCTGTCATTCGTCTCAATAAGGGCTCCGCCAGGCTTTTTCCATTTCATAGAATTTCTCCAAAAATTATTTAAGTAAAGAATGGGAGGGGTTTCCCCCTCCTCATCCCATTTATTGACTAGGGAGTACCGAAACCCTGTCCAGCGAAGAATGGATTCAAAGCCGCATATGCCGGCAATAAATCAAACCTTACTTTCTGCAGGTTCTTGGTCCCATCGGAAAACTTTGTGACTCGAATCTGTAAGCCATCCTCAGTTTCCCCGATGGTGTCCGTTGCAAAAAGTTTCTGCAAAGGAACAGAGCCAATCCCGAAAGCCTGTTTATGCCAGAACAGATTCGGTTGAACCGTGGTAGAAGCCGCCACTGACAATGTAATAACATCATCGTCAACAGGAGCCACATCAACGGTATTATATTGACCGTTTGTTTCCTGGATAGCAGGTCCGGTCACAATAATAGTGCCGGCTCCAGCCGTTATAGTGGCATCAGCTACAACCGTACCAACCCAAGGAACTTTGCTTCCACTTGCATCAAGCATGACTTTGCGAGTGGAAAGGTTCAATCGGTTGACTCCAACGATTGTGACGGTTTCACCGGCGAAAATAGTAAAAGCGCCTGTAAACCCATCCACAATCAAGGTCTGGGTCATGGTATCTTTTGCCGTTACATAATCAACGGCTGGATTTCCGTTAAGCGCTCCGACTAAATCTGTTCTTGATGCGGAAGTAAAGGATTCTAGAGTTGTCGCGGTCATAACCATCATTCCCGCGAAATCCTGAGCAATTATCGCCATCTTTTGGGCTTCTGATATCAAGGCTCCTGCTGAACCACCGGCACCCAATGATCTCTGAATTTCAGCCAGGGAAACTTGAGTAAATGGATTGACGGAATATTTCCAGTCACCGAGAGGAACTCCAGAGGACCTCATTAGAGCACCGCTGTTTGCGACTTCCGACCAACCCGTTACAGGGGTGCCCGGAATTCCTGATCTCAACCCGGAATTTCTCATCATGAATGCCGCGAAATCCACTTCCAAATCATTGACAATTCTGGTAGCCATCGGTTCCAAAAGCTGGTCAAGCTGATCCATTTTGAGAGCTTGATCGACCTGTTTGAAATCGACATTGACGGTAAAATAATTCTGGACAACTCCCTTGGCTTTACCGGTGATGATGCTACTCTCAAGCGGAGAAACGGCGGTCAGATCACCGTCAGGAGTTCGTACGCTGACATAATCGGTAGGACGTTTGAAATTTACTTCGTCGCCACTGGCAGGATCAAACTGCCCTTCCAGTAACTGAGTATTGACGTTCTTTGACAATACTCTGGCACTCTCGAACTTTTCCAGGAAAATCCGGATAAGTTTTTGGGTTATATTACTATCAAAATTATTAACAGCCATGATTTAATTCCTTCTATTTATATTTCGCTCCCGGCGGCCCGCGCTGTCCTTTCTTGGATTTAATGTATCCGCCTTTGGATTTGCTTTCCGGATCGGGAGTTTTATTTATTTTCCGCTTAACTTTCTTGATTTTAGACTCGAAAACGCCCAATTCTTTTAACGCTCTCCCTGGTGATCTGTCCAGGAGGTCGGAAAAATATTTAGCTTTTGCCTTGTCTTTCCCAAATTTATAAAAGATCAGTTCCGAATTGTCGAAAGTCTCAACAATAAAATCGGCCTTTGCTTCGCCCAATATATCGAAAGCAACCTTCTCCGTTTCGTCATAATCTTTCTTCTTTAGTTTTTTATCAAGATCAGTAGCGCGTTGATAATGTGATTCGTAGGATTTCTCGATCTCCTTTTTCTTATCCTCGATTTTCTTTCTATGATCATCCTCGGCCCTAGCTTGCAAAATCCTCTTGTTCGCATCGATAGCCGCTTGATTAGCATGGAAGGTGTTTATATCCTTGATATAAGCAGGATCATAAGACCCACCATCATAGTTATCGGGATTAGGAGGTCCAGATTTGACACCTTGACCTTTTTGTTCCAGGAGGTTTTTATATAAATCCAACTCCTTGTTTTTTGCTTCCAGTTCGGCGTTCGCCTTTGCTTCGGACTCTTTGGCCTTCAAAGTTTCGGCATTTCGCTCGTTCATCCGGTTATGGAACTTTTGAGTCTTGAGCTCCTTATCGGATAGTCCCTCATCCCCTTCTAAAACGATTTCATATTCGCCCTCATCGCCAGAATCTTCCGAATCTTCGGAATCCTCTTCCTCCTCGCCGGGATCCTCGGTTTCCGAATCCATTGTTTCCTGGGATTCTTCCTCCTCGTTCTCCTCATCGGGATTGGTAACGTCATCAGGGTCTAACTCAAGCGTTTCCTGGTTTGAATTGGATGATTCATTCTTCTTTGCCATGGTGTCACTCCTTGTTGTTTAGGTTTTTCGCTTCCTCAGCGATAAAGTTTTCCGCCCTTCGGCGAGACATGCGGTTAAAACATTTTTAATTGGTTAATTTTATTGGTAACTGATTCAATTGTTACTCCAGATTTATTGGCACAAATTACTCCAATAGCCTCTAAATAATTATTTACTAAAATATCGACTCTTGAAGGCTCTTTATCAATTGCGGTTCTATTTTCTAATACACCTATTATGGGGATACCTTGTTTTTTACAAGCCCTGTGAGGCTTTCCAAAAAGGCCGGCAGGAGAAACCATGAAATCAATCTCATTACTCCACAAAGCATGGCTATTTGGAGATAATTTGGGGGCTTTATGTGCTCCCTTTAAACAGCAATGAATATAACAAGTAGATACTAATTCAGCCGATTTCCTGGGATCAACCACCTCATTAAATGTTTTCATTACCTCACTATTTTCAATAGGAGCGTGAAACACTGGCTTATTTATTCGAACAGAAACAAACTTTGAAAGTTCCGCTTCAATGCCACCCCAGGGATTCACTCCACCCTCCCCCTGCAAATAATCTGTAACTACTTTATTATCTGTTTGAATAGGGGTATTGATTATTAAAACATCAAAATCTAAACCCTTTACCTGGGTGATCAATGATTCTATATTTTCAATCCTTCCAGAGGCTTGCCCATTAATCATTGAAGCAACCATAACCAGTGGAGTCTTAAGAGCCAATAAACTTATATCTGCTCCCATTGTTACCCTGGCAGCGTTTAGAGCATTCACGGTTTCAGAAAGAACGGGAGAATTGACAACTACCAGGATCTTATTGCTACGCACTTCTTCAAGCCCTACATTCCCCTGTAAAAATCTATCCAAAGTAGAGCCCTCGACATAGAGCATATTTTCTGTCATTTCGTTAATATCTGAGGCATTAACTACGTTCGGATGAATAATCAATTTATCGCAAACTGAGGCAACTAATTTAGCTGCCGGCGTAGCATCCCCCGAATGCCCACCAATTTCTGCACCCACCCCAGTAGGAACTATAAAGACTATATTCATCTAAACCCTTTCAACTATCGTTGATTTCTTGATCTTTCCATTAAAGAATTTACTGCTATAATTTTCTGCCGTATTTTGATCGAATTCTTTACATGAAAATATATTGATATAAGCGCATTTCAGAATATCTAACGTGTGAATCGTTATATTGCTTGTCTTGATAAACTGGACCGCCGATGTTCCAATCAAATGAGGTTCAGTTTCTTTTTCGTCTTCTGGGGTTTCAAGATCGTCCCACCAAAACCTTTCACATTTTTCCATATCAATTAATTCGCAAAGTTCATAAAAATATTTATCTAAACTTTCACGCGTAAATTTAGACGGATCGCATTCATGCAAATCTAAGATCAATTCCTTGCCATAATTCATTAATCGATTCCTAACTGTTGACGCAATTTATCTTTCTTCTTAAATAATTTATCCATTGTTCTGTCGCGGGCTCGATCTGGTTTGAACAACTTATCCAATTGGCCCGAAACCTTTTTCAATTCAGCCAGTTTCTTTAATTTGGTTGTGTTTCCCGTCACCGGTTTCGCTTTCTTCGGAAGCCTGAAAGGTGCGTCGCTGATTGCTCTAGTGTTTTTTTTCGCCATTATCTAAAGATTCTCCTTTTAACTTGTTTTGCAATGCATCAATGTAATAAATTTCTTTGAACGCTCATCGGGCGAATCAGGTTTGTTAATAAAACCACATTCAAGACATTCAAATTGTACAAACTCGTCTTCACTGATAATCAAAACATGAAATTCATCATTATCACATTTTGGACAAATAGCGCGATCTTCTGTAATACTCTTTATTTTATCCATTCCATCTCTACCTCACCGTTAAACTGTATTGTTGTATTATTTTCTTTCTTCCTGATATGCCCATAAACTTTAAAACCGTTTCATTTAACTTAATGTCACATTCTCCACAAATCGGATAATACCAATTCTTTAAAGAACATATTTGCCATTGATACTGTGCCGGCTCACCACAACGTTCACATTTTTTTCTACCAATTCCAATGAAAGTATAAGGTTGTTTCCTAGCCATAAACTCCGATCCCTTTATTTAAGATGCCTTTTGTTTAAATCCTTTAAAGAATGTATCCCGCGCCTTCTCCCTGGCTGTGAGATTCGCTTTCTCTCTTTCGACTCCAACCTCCGACAAGGTTTTCTCAGTATTGGCGGCCTTGTTCTTCGCTTCCTCAATTGATTTCACGGTATCGGCTCTCAACTTCTCAGCGTTCGCGTTCTTTTCAGTGGCAATAGCTGTCAAGGCCTCCGCTTCCGGATTGGGTTGTTGCTGTTGAGCCTGTTGGGCCTGTTGAACTTGCGCCAGGAATTCCTCATCTTCTTCCGTTTCAGGTTTGATCGTGCCGTTCGCTAAGCCTTCTTTCCTGATCTTATCTTTAACGGTACCCAATCCCAGGGATGGCGAAAGGGTGATAACCTCTTTCAAAATTTCCAATCCAAGCGCCTGGGCTTCCGGTGTTTGAATCTGCGTAACCACTCCAACCGTACTCAATCCATCCTCAACGGCCTGTTCCCGCTCGCTCTCATAGGATGGGCCGGTATCCGATCGAACCATGAATTTCTTGTTATCCAACCGATTGACCTCCTCAAGTTCTCCGGTTTCGTCGTTGAACTTCTGTTCCATAATCTGCTTTCGTCCTTCCGTTCCGTCCCGACTCAATATCCGGACGGATTGCTGACTCGAAAATATCTCCTGAGCCATAGAAGCAAAGACCACTCCCATCCACTCCGTTGATTTAGCAATATGCTGAGTTAAAACCAGCGTGTTCTCGTCAATCTTTTTGGTTAATTTCTGAATAGCTTTCCCAGATAAATCCGAATCAAGGATCTCCTGCGGAGGAGCCCCGCTGATATCCCTCATTTGGGCGGTGATTAATTCGATCAACTGGACCGCGTTTTGGTCTGCTTGTGGAGGAGGAGTCCAACCCACCGCGCCCTGTGGGTTTAATAACTCGCCTTTAGGGGAATAAACAGGATCAAACTCCAGGAATCCTTGATTGCTTCTATCCGCCCAAGCGACCCTATAGTTGGGATCTTCAAGGGCTCCTTTTGGATGAATAGGAATCTGTGCGCTTGCGGTATGGGCATCCTCCGCAATTTTGGAGGCGAGGGTATTCATCAGGGTTTGACGATCCCGGACCTTACGAATCAATCCATAATAGATTTCTCCCATTTCATCCGTAAACGCCCAATATGCGTAATAGGGAATGATCGGAATAAATTTACCCACTATTCGAACAGGGTCTTCTAGAAATTCCGTTCCACTGAAAACCGACTTCTCAATCCATTGAGTTTTGACTTTCTTTTTCCCGACAAATTTAAGATCACGATTGCGCCTCAATTCATTCTTTCTCTTCTTAAATTCCCGCGCCTGGAACCTTTCCATCAAGCCCGTTGATCGATTAAAGAACCTATGAACAAACTCAAACCTTTGGACGATTTGATATCGTTCGGCAATGAAAAGTATCTCCTCGCCGTTAAGCTTGAATCGCCTTTGGGTTATTTCCTTTGGATCAAAAGCGGAGGAGGGAATATGTCCCGGATAGGCGGCTTTGAATGAATCATCCGTAAACATCTTCAAAACGGTACAGTGCATAGCATCCCGTTTATCAGACCGCATCGCCCCGGCATCCCAAATAACCGTATTGTAGGAATTGATTACAGGTTCGAAGATGATCTCTTGTTTATCGTTATTTCCATCTTCCTCATCCTCAAACTGGGTGCTTAACTGAACCGATCCATTCCCACAGGTAGCCATTTCGTCAATCGCCAGGGTCACGGACTCGACCCCGGAATTCTCATCAAAGGAAGAACGAAACATCCCGTTCATCAACTCCGCATCATCATCCGAAGTCGCTTCGTCCTTTGCCTTATATTCCACGCTCACCGAGTTATTTATCTGCCGACCGACAAACTTATTCTTGAAATCAGTAACGATATCGAATTCAAGTCGGATTCTATTTGCCAAATTCCCGTTTGCGTCCGAAGTGCCAAAGATATCCTGGTCATCCCATTGACCACCCTTATCGTTGACGAACGACATATCATCTGCAGCATATCCTCTTTGGTAATAACTATTATCCGCATCGGCCCCCAAGCTGACCTTATAGGATTGGAACTTGGTTTCCAGGTCTGCCCCGTCTGCTTTGTCGTTTATTATCTTACTTTCCATCCGCGTCTAATCCTTGTCGGTGGTGGTGGTTTTTGAGAAGGAATAGGTTTATCCAAGGGGAAAACTATTCCCATATCGTATATCCTCGCATCGCTATCCATCATATCGTCATGGATTCCAACCGGGAACGGATCGTATTCTTCCTCAATAAATACCTTAACGAGATCAACCGTCCTTCCCTCCCAATCGGTATATAAAAGTTTTTCAGGCAGCCAAATCCTTCCGGTTTCATAATCCGGGACCATCCTTCGGATCCTGTCATTCTTCGCCATCGGTCCGCCCAGGGGTTCAATGAAAAACCGATAGTTTTCATTCTCCATTTCTATCTCGATATGCTGAATATCAGAATCCTTGCCGTATTTCTCATAGCCAACCCTGATTTTTCCCATCGGATTGGCGGCGCTCCATTTCCTATGGAGGTCAAATAATTTGCTCGTTCTTTCTGTAAGGTTCAACTTATCCCGGGCCATATCCAATTTATAGAGGTTCTTGTCGGAGGCTGCTCCCCATACTGTCATCGAGGTATAATCAGATTTCTTGGTCTTTTCGTTCGCGGGATCGACAATGATATAGATATTCATTCCGTTGCCGGTCTGTATCCCTTTGTAATGTTTGATCCATTCCATCTTGAATCCTTGGACTGAATCTGCTTTTGGGTCTAGTAACATCTGACAACCGAAAGTATAAGGTCCCTGGTCATTCCTCTTTTGCCTTAGTTCTTCCCGGGTTAGGAGAACGGGTTCGCCATCAAAAGTTCCATCTATCGTTGCAGGATGCAACCTGGGAATTGCGGACCCTCTCCGGATTATCTCCCGATAGGTGTCATTGAAATGATAATAAGTCCCCGCATAACGCTTGATTCCTCCGCGAATTCCAAGGTTAAGGGCCATTTCCCATGCTTGGGTAGTCTTTCTCATCATTTCCGGGCTTCTCACTGATTCCAAGGTAACAACGTCATCAAAAACCAATATATAAAAGTGTTTGCTGGTGGGCTGGCCATCAACCAAACCCCATGCCTCAACCGTTGATTCCTTTGGGTTTGACTTCCTTTTAACGATTATCCCGTCATCCTCCGACCATTTAGGCGCTTGCCGTTTCGCTTCCTGCCATAATATCTCAGGGAATAAATCGATAAGGACTCGATTGGTTTCCAATTCCCGCATGATCTGACGTAGAAATCCCTTTGCTATCCCCCTCGTATGGCTGAATATGCCAACTGTGACCTCCTGACCGCGCCATTCTTCCAGGGGGTTGTCTCCATGGCTTGAAAGGATGTCCTGAATAGTTTTCCCCATGGTAATGATGCTTGATTTGTAATGTTCTCTTGCCCATAAGTCCAAATACCCGTCCGGCTTCTCCTGAACCTCCCGGCACCGCTCAAACAGCCATTGATCCTCGATGTCTTCCCGCCCCATCGGATACCGGAGAAGGAAAAACAGATCAGTTCGGCAAAGCCCCCTGAATAGATTCAGCCGATCGGATTCCTCTAAACTCTCCGAGAATTTCAAGAGTTCGGGATATTCCTTCATGCTGGTGGGTAACATTTCCACTGTGTTCAACGTCATGTTTATCCTTCCATCCACCACGGTTCTTTAAATAGAAGATTCCAGCCACGACATTTGGGGCTAATTTCTTCTCAATCCTGACAACTTTCTCGCCTCCTCCTGGAAGCTTAATCACCTTATCCTCTGAAATCGTTACACCTTTGGCATTCTCAAACATTGCATTAACTACGACAGCCACGCCTTTATCCTGTCCTCTTTTTATGGCCTCCGCGAACTCCAGAAAATCTGCCTTTTTTTCATGTAAAGTTGACTCTCCCATCCTCAAAACATTCGCAATCTGTTTCAATGTAAGGCCCTGACTCGCTAAGGCTTCAGCGTTCTTGCACAGTTCCGAAGTGATTTCGATTGGCGGACGACCCATTATTTTATGTTCCTTTTTAGGCATACTGTAAATAGTCGATTCTAAATCCTGATTACGTTTTATCTTGACAGACTTTCAAACCAGGGTTATTTAAAAAAAAGAGGTTCAAAGATTTATCTTCCCCAAATTTATTGCTTTCATCACCGTGTTTAAACAACTACTGTTAATCAACCGTTCCTTTGAATCTTAAAAGCAAACCCGCCACCCTGACGAACAAGGAAGGAACATGGTGGCTTATTAAGTAGAACCAAAATCATGATTTCCTTCTCTTCGACAACTTTTTAAGAGTTTGAGCCAATCTAGCCCTTTGGCCTGTTTTCCCCTTCATTTTTGCGGCTTTAGCTAGTTTCTTGGCGGGAATGGGCTTTCCTTTCTTTGCTCCAAGGGTTTTCCTTAACGCCCCTGGATTCTTGATTGCTTTCTGAATAAAATCTTTTGCCATTTGCAACCCCCTTATTTTCTATTTATAACGTTATTGTAACTATTCATTTGATATATAGTTCCGCTCTTTACCTATCAGAATTTCATTATTCTGATATTTATTTCATTTGATACTAGCTTCATACTAGTTTATATAAATTAGTATTGAATGCCACACCCGGCCAAAATATTACAGTCCTCCTCAATAACATTTGACCGGGTTACCCCTTCCGAGAGTTCTTATTATTTTATCTTCCAAAATTTCCACTTCATTTCACATTAAATATATGTTTTTAAACATTTTTCTTATTTAACAGTGTCTTTCATTCCGCTGAAATGTCCGTCTTTTTGTCCTATTTAAAACCAAGATTTTCCTATTTCCACGCGAGTCGGAGAACCTGTAATCTGTCTTTGTTGTCCGGTAGCCGTATTTTTCAACTCAGCCGTAAGAAACCAAAGACCCGGATCCAGATTTTCCGTTTCGTCAGTTGTTATTATCCCAGACCAGCTTCTACCGCCTGGATCCTCATCGGCAAAAAAACTTAATGCTGACGTATCATCCGGATATTGTTTCATTTGAACCTGACAGGTAAAACCGGCAACCGGCAAACCACCCCGATCAAATATAAATTCTATATCTCCCCCAACCTTGATTGATGTAGGTTTTGTCATAATTTTTATCTCGCAATAATTTTCGCGGAAGCCGAACCTCCGGAAATTTTAGGCCCACCGCTCCCGCTTGCTCTTGAAATCCTTCCTGAACCACCAGAACTGGATATATCGGGGGTCCCTTTAACTGCCGCTACTTTAGCGGAAACCCCGGCCTTTCCCGCCACAATCGTATTTGTAGTCTCGGGTGTACAATCAGACGGGGTAAAAACAATTTCGCGCCATTCATCCCCGCTTTGGTCTTTCCCGAAAATGAGAGCCCCAGGATTTGACCTCTCGTTTTCTGTCAAAGAAAACTTTACCTGGGGGGATCCCGCCGGTTCTACAACAGGCAGAATTTGAAGATTGACGAAAGGCCCACCGCCGTTGCTTATTTGAAAGTCCCCGGCCTCAATGGTGGGATCGACCAAAAACAAAGAAGAATTGTCCGCATCCTCTAAAAACTGGAAAAAAACTGAGGGAAAAGTTGACATTTAATTTAAGTCGGATCGTCTTGTTTTTTGTCTGTTTCTGTTGCCCGAGTCTTGTGGTTTGGCGGCTTGGTATCCCTATCAAAACGGCTTGCGCGCGGTTGTTTTGTTACTATTCCGCGAATGATAGAAACCGCAACCAATATCATTCCGTTCATATTCCGTTTTAATGGTACTTCGGCCAAAACCTGATCAATCAGTGCAATCGCTTCTTCGGGGTTCATTTGTTTCGTTGCATTCATATTTTTTCCCTTTATAAAATTATTATTATTCTCTAGTATTAATTGTTGCATAGGTCATTGTTATGCCACTGGATCCGGAATTCCTGGTAATCAATGGCTTTATTAAATCTCCGCGGAACGCTTGCACTGCGAATGTTTTAGTAACACTTTGAGCATCACTTCCGACGGCCACCAAAACTTCTACAGGATCCGGAAGATCCACAAAACCACTTCCCCGGTCTATTTGAAATTTGAATCTAAAATCAACGGTTCCGCCTGAGCTCTCAACCGTAAAATCGAATGTAATCCATCCATCAAATTTAGCATCAGCTATAGATTCAAATGTGCCATTGATTTCATCAACCATCCTCCACTTTGCCATCGTAGTGCTGGCAATTAAAGCGTTCCCCGTTATACCAAATACCAAATCCGTAAAAGTATTATTAACTATTGCTCCAACCGGCGTGGAATTATCATTTACAAAAGCAGAAGCCAAAATAATTGAACTTGATATTCCCACATTATCAGTAGCATTTATTCTTGTATCAGTTTCATCGAGACTTAAATTTATTTCAATAGTGCCGCTGTTTGTTGATTTAAAAGATCCGCTAACTGTGACAAAATCGCTAACAACCTCTAATACCGTATAAAAAGCGTTATAGAAATTTGTTCCAAGAACTTTAATGCTGTCTCCCGCAAGGATCGAATGCCCAGAAGCTAAATTAAAAATAAGTCTTTGAACATTTGCCAAACCCGTAGCATCATCTCCCGAAAATGGTTTAATAATGTCGAAAGATACGCCGGGTATCACATTAAATATTTGGAAAGTCCCATTGTAATTTGTAGTTCCTGTTATCGTTAGGGTTTCATCCGTAAAATAATTTGTTATGCAGGAAACAGTGGTTCCCCCCTGGAAGTTATCAGCCATTTCAGTAATAGTTCCTGCAGCTGGAGTCGAACCACCAACACTATTGATGATTGCTAGTGGAATGGTAGTTTGTTCAAATATATTTCCACCGAGAGCTACACAATTAGTTATAGAAAAAATAGGAACATCAAAATTAATGCGTGTATTAAAATCAAATACTGATCCAGTTGCCGTTGTCGTATTGAGGATTGCAGTAAAAGTCGCGGCAGATAGCGGATTATTTGTGTCAATAGTAAGCAACGGGCCGGCCATAGGAACACCGAAATGAGCGATATTAAATACTGATATCGTTGTGTTATTGGTAAGTGAAAAACCAGTGGTAATAGAAAGGAGGGTAAGAAATCTTAATAGAAAAATACCGTTATCGAATTGGCCTAGAGAAGTCCATCCAGCCAGGGTAGCTAGATTGATATTTAAAAAACCACCCGGAGCGCTTAAATTTAAAAGCACACCTGTAGAGCCGCTGGAAATAGTTATTGCCCCGGAAATAAAAAGACTCCCTCCGCCAGTAAATAATGCGCCACCTCCGACATAAACCAACCCGACTCCCGCTTGATTTAATCCTGTGAGATTTAATGCGCCACCAGTTAGGACAAATTGAGTCGCGGTAATTACGGTAATATTAAAAACTAAAGTTAGATTAGTGCCTAGGGGAACAAAAATAATTCCTCCACTGGCCAAGACCTCAAAATCTTCGTTAGTATTGATTTCGACAATAGAAGGAGGTTTTGAGGAACGCTTAAACCAAGTCGTTCCTGTTGTAAGTTCTTTGCTTTCATATTCCCCGGATAATCCACCATTCCCTCTAATATATGTATCGCCTCCTGCGCCCGTAACATTTCCATTAGGAGTGCGATTCCCTACAAACTTATTAGAAACCCCAGGATTAGAACCTGTGTTTTTAATTCTGCCTATTGGGAAAGTGTCACCATTTGGAAAAGTAGAAAATGAAGTTAGGCCACTGATATCACCATCTGAATGAATGCCATGCGGGCCAGCATTCAAGCCCCCCGCGTATAAGTCCCCTTTTATTACTGCTTCATTGTCTACCGAAAGATAGCCAGCATTTACATTTCCTATGGAAGCGGTTGGAGCTTCAATGCCATTAAGGTCTATTACCGCGAACCTGTCAGTTGCGCTAGATAAGATATATGCAAATTTGCCAGAGACATGGATTGCGCTAAGATCGCCAAGGCCAGCCGGAAAACTATGGGTAATGACAGGAGCCGTTGGACCAGATATGTCAATTACTACGATTGATTCTGCTGAACCTCCCGTTGTAACGTAAGCATAATTGCCATCAATAGAAAGAGACTCGGGCGCATCCAGAATAGAACTGAAAACACTTCCAACCAATGCGGGAGTAGTCGGGTCGGAAACATCAATTATTGCTAGGGAATCGGTAGCACGACCAAGAATATAAGCATATCTTCCAACTACATAAATATCTGTTGGACTATTTGTAATCCCCACCAGGTTTAAATCCCCAACTATTACAGGAACAATGGGGTCTGAAATATCAACTATTTTTAATCTTGAGGATCCAAGGGTAACGTAGGCGAATTTACCTAGAACATACATTTCTTCCGGTATTGAAAAATTAAGGGCATCTATCAAACTACCGGCTAATACCGGATCGTTAGGATCGGATATATCAATTACGGCGAGAGAATTTGAATTTCTGCCCAAAACATAACAATATTTACCAGCAACATACACTGAAGCTGCTGAGTCCAGCGTAGCACTATCCACCAAACTGGAAACAAAGGTAGGATTCGAAACGTCTGATACGTCTACTATCACCAGGGAGTCATTAGTCACGGATGAAATATAAGCGTATTTCCCGGCAACAATAATATGGCTGGGACCCCCTAAATTACTAGTATCAAGCAAAACCCCCACCAATACAGGGGATGTTGGTTCCGTAATGTCCAATATAGAAATAGAATCTGAAATACCCGCACTGATAACATAGGCATAATTATTTACTATGTATAAATTCCTGGGAGCGTCCATATTAGTGCTATCTTGCAGACTTCCCAACAGCATAGGAACAGAAGGAACTATTTTAAAATCCCCACTGGCGCTTATACCACCATCTGAATGGATTCCATGAAATCCAACATTCAAACCGCCTGTAGTTAAACTACCTTTTATCTGGGCATCATTATTTAAAGAAAGATTTCCTGCTGATAAATTACCAATATTAGCTACCGCAACATCAAAGCCGCCCAAGTCTATTATTCCAAATATATCTAAATTTTGACTTGTAGAATAACCATATTTCCCTGAAATATAAAAATCCTGGCCGATCCCTGTTGGGAAGGCATTTATTATCACCGGATTTAATCGATCAGTTATATCTATAATTACGATATTCCCAACCAAACGATTAACATAAGCGTAGTTACCACTAATTTTTACAATCTGTGGGCGATCTAAAACAACGCTATCGATTATTGAACTAACTATGACAGGAGTAGTGGGGTCGGAAATATCGATAATAGCAAAAGAATCTGCTATATCACTTACAACATAGGCATATCTTCCAACCACATAAACATCGGTTGGTAAAATCAGGATAGTTCCGCTTGAGACAGAGCCAGTTATAAAAGGAGAAGTGGGATCGGATATATCTATTACAAATAATCGGTTGGAATTCGTTGTTACATAAGCATATTTACCTAAAATATAAATACCTGATGCCAGTCCAAATGATCCATCTGTTAGATTACCCACCACAAAAGGAGAAGCGGGATCAGATATATCTACCACTGTAAAACTGCCGCCGGCAACATAAACAAACTTCGCGGCAACATAAATATGAGCAACATTACTTAAGGTTACTGCATCAACCAATGTTCCGACTAAAATCGGATTGGCAACATCGGAAATATCTATAACACTAAGAGAATCTGAATTATTCGATCCAATGTAAGCATATTTTCCGCTAATAAAAAGGCTTACTGGAGCATTAAAATTTATGGCATCGACTAAAATACCGACAATAAATGGTGCTTTCGGATCACTAACATCAATAATAGTAAGAGAATCTCCTATGGTGCTGGTAACGAAAGCATAATTACCAACAACAATAACATCCTGCGCCCCATTGAGATTCACGTTATCGATCAGAGTTGATACTGTAAATCCGTTGGAGGGAATAGTCGTTAATGATCCTTTATTGCTTATATCTCCATTGGCGTGAATTCCCTGTAATCCAACATTCAATCCGCTTGAATGCAAAACACCAGCTACCTGGATATCATTATTAACTGAAATGTTTCCTGCAGAAAGATTTCCAATATTACCGGTTGCTACATCGAACCCACCTAGATCGATAATTCCAAATGCGTCTGCTACTGAATCTGTTAAATAAGCATATTTTCCACTTATATAAATTGGGCTTCCGAACGTACCGAGTCCAGTTGCAAAACTATTTAGGATTACTGGATTCGTTCGATCAGTTATATCTATAAGAACAATCGTAGTGTTTCTTCGTACTGTATAGGCATAATTTCCACTAATAATTACGGTTTCAACTGTGTCTAAGAGAACGCTATCGATTATGGAACTAACAAAGGTAGGTGTTGTAGGGTCAGAAATATCAAAGATAGAAAAAGAATCACCGGTAGATGAAACAATATAAGCGTATCTTCCCACTACATAAATATCGACTGGCCCATTCAGGTTTACCGCATCAAGAACAGAACCAACCTCAACAGGAGCGGCAGGATCAGAAACATCAACAATAGTCAATCTATTTGATATGCTTGTTACAACATAGGCAAATTTCCCTAAAACAAAAATACGACCTACATCAGTCAAATTAGTCGTGGAAATACTGCCAACTAAAATAGGATTGTTCGGATCAGAAATATCTATTATTGCTAAAGAACCAGATGTACTTGAAACTACATAAGCATATTTACCAGCAACATAAAGAGCTTGCGGTGTTCCCATATTAGTTGCATCGGATATTGTCCTGGCTACGAATGTCGGAGCGGAAACATCTGAAACATCTACAATAGCTATCGAATCAAGCCCAAATAATGCAAGGTAGGCATACTTTCCGCTGACAAAAATATCGATTGGAACTTGCAAATTTACAGCATCAATTAAAGATCCCACAACGAATGGCACATTCGGATCGCTGACATCAATAATAGCGATAGAACTTCCAGTTGAACTATTAACATAAGCGTAGTTATCAACTACAAAAACCTTATCTGCTCCATCGAGATTCACGCTGTCGATCAAAGTTGATAAGACAACTCCACTGGAAGGAATAACATCAAGCGCCCCAGGTATTGTTAAATCATTGCCATCCGGAGACATAAAAATATTGCCAATATCAACTGTCTGAGCTCCGTCTCCTCTTACTAGAAAATTATCTGTTAAAGTTCCAGGAGTCGTAACGCCACCGGCCCCATCAAAGACAGAATCCCACCCCGTAGTGTTCGATGAGGTTGATCGTTTAATAAAAAGATCACTATCAAGACCATTGACGCGCCAGTAATGATCTCCCGCCGCCCCCGTTATCAATCCTTCGGGATCCCTTGTTCCCACTAAAGTAGTAATTCTCGCGCCATTCGTTCCCAACGATTCCATCATGCTTACCGGAACCGTATCATTTTCTGAGGAAGAAAGAAAAAATTGGGCAAGAGGATTAGTTGAATTAAATCCTATAAATCCTGTGCTGGTATCAACAAAAATATCATCCCCATTAAGAGAAATGTCACCACTTGCATTGATTAGCAAATCAACTTCTGACTGAATTACTACATCATCTGCACTTGCATCAAATTTAATAGTTAATTTTGGGACACTACTCGAATTGTTTATTTGGAAAACTGGATCTCCAAATATCTGCTGCAACGTCAAATTGGCAAAGGAAGGACTGTTTATAGTGTCTAATGCCTGTCCAAACTCGATACCGTCTTCGGCTAAAGTTACTTGGAGGGAAAGTCCTGCCTGACCTGAATAAGTAGAAGGCGTATCCAAGAGTTCAATGAATTCATCAAATGCTTCTGTGCTCCCCAATACCCAATCAGTGTTAGTTAAACCTTCTGCCACATACAATAAATTGTTGGTCGAATCCCAATAAAATTCACCAATAATTCCAGGCGTAACAACACCGTTCGGATCCCCGCCGCTGACAAAAGTCCTGGCTATATGTAACTGATCGCCAGAAAGTTGACTATGGCTATCCGGAGTGACTGCCGTATCAAATTCAAGGGCATTTTCTGCTTGATTTACTCTTGGGAAAAGTCCAGCCTGACCTGAGTAACTGTTTGGAGTATCGGTTAGCTCAATAAACTCATCAAACTCATTACTTGAACTTACCCAGGATGTATTTAAAAGGCTCTCTGCTACATATAGTAAATTATTTGTAGAATCCCAATAGAACTCGCCAATAATAGTAGGCGTAACTACGCCATTAGGATTACCGGTACTAACAAAAGTACGGGCTATATGTAATTCGTCTCCGACAAGTTGACTGTGAACACTGCCCATAATTAAGGCGCCTGTTTAGTAAGTACTGAATGGGGAAATTGATTGCTATAAACTGGGTTTAAAGAATTATCCAAGACCAAATTCAAATCATTGTCGTATACAAGATTCTCCGTTACCATATTTAGTGTACCGAGTTCTTCCTCGTTAAATTTTAGAAGCGGATTTCCTCCGGAATCGGTTTTAAGGCTAAAGGCTGCCGAACTTGTTAATTCAATAAAATAGGGAGAAGTATTTCTAAGTCCTACATCAAAATTAAATTGAAGTAGTAAAGGTTGATCAGCAACAACCTGATTAATTCCTAGGTTTGTGTTTTTTACTTTTAATCCAGTGTTGTCGGTGCCGACATAAATAGAATGATTTACGGCAGCCGTTGCGCCTATCGTTCCTACTTCATGGGTAAGTGTTTTAATTATCCTGGCATGGGTGGTATTAAAATTAATACCTATTGAGGTTGATGTCACTTGAGATACGGCGGGACCAAATATTACAGAAGGTTCCAGGCCTTTTAAAACTGCAGTGTGAGGAGAAGTTGCCGTTCCATTATCATCAAAAGTTATATGAGGAATTAATGCTCTTTGATGTTCATCGGCTACGGATGGATTAAAGGTTTCTATAAAAGAGGCGGCGGCGCTGATAGTCAGATCAAGACCAACATCTAATGAAGAGGATGAAATCCTAAATCCAGTATCATTAAAAACCCCGTTGGCTCTGGCCTCAATATGTGCGACCGTATCACCATCGGTAAATACAAACCTAATACTTCCATCGGTGTTTTCATCCCCAATGATATAAAGGATTTGTTTGTTGTTTTGCCGGGTTACGTCAATAATGCTTGGGCGGGAAGTATCAACCATAATTAATTACCGGTTGAAGGGCCTGCATGAAAATTAGAATTAGGGGTGACTCACCGGAATCAAGGTTGGCTTGGGATTTTTTTGAATAGGAATTCATTTACGGATAGAAACCTTAATAAATTTCTACCCGCAAACTTAATGATTTCAAACGAAGATCGCAAGCGCGACATTCAAGTATGAACGGTCAGTCTGTTAGAATGGTATGGGATATGGGGAACGTGGAACAATTTAAAAAGGGGAACAAGGATAGCTTTATTTGAAAAATGGAGGGAAGCCAGACCACCTCCGGTACCATTTAAGGCATAAAAATATAAAGCTCAGTATTATTAAATGATATCAGGAGGCCGCGACCCCGTCCATCCTCCGCTTATTCGCTCGGAAAACGAAGGTTGATTTCAGTGGAACATTGATTTTTCGTTGGCCTTCCTTAGCTCCAGGGTTGATCTCCTCATAAATCTGGATTAAATCAGAAGCCAAGCCTACACCGTACCGCTTCGCCACTTCCCGGAAATAATTATTATCGATATCATCCGGCCCCATATCAGAAACCAATTCATTAAAATATTCGTTGTCCATATTTATCCTTTCATTTTTATTTTTTTTGTTCGGTTAAAGGATTATTGTCCTATTTTTCTCTCAAAATGCCAACCAAAATCCATATAATCCTGAGCACTCCCACAACCAGGGTCCCGACTAAAAGGTTCTCTCTAAAGGTCGTAGCGTACATTTAAATCTCCTGAATGATCACCTGGACGTTATCCTGGAGGTTTGACAAACATCCTCTTAAATCGAAGATCGTCAATCTGTGAATCATTTTTAAATAATCCTGAGTTTTCAATCGTATCCATGTAAATTCTCCTTGTTAATTTTTAAAGGTTTTTTTGAGGATTTTTTTCAGATCTCCGCGATATACAAAAATCCGCCAAAATCGGACTCCCCCTGATATCCGACAAGCTGGATTCAATCAAACCCCGATAATTTTCTATCAGGCTTTTTCTGGTGTACTGGTTAGGAACCGCAATTGTGAGGATTCCGTTTGAAAGTCTTTGAGGGAAGGTTGACTCAAACCAAGTCTTAAAACTCTCGGCTTGAACCTGTGATTTTATTTTTTGAAGAGCATCGTTCCAGAATTTCTCCAGGATCGGGTCCCCTGAAACTCTCGGCTTTGGAGGATCGGGTGACTCATGCGGTCCCTCGATATAATCTGGCTCCTCCTCCGGGATATAATCCTGCCAATTGTTGAACCAAGTTTTCGCGTGTTTGAAACTGTAATCCCGGAACCCGTTATTGCGTTCGGCCCTCACATCCTTTTGATAGTTTTCCATGGCGGAGTCATATTTCTGGATGTCCTCATATTTTTTGATACTGGCATTCCAATGACCTATGGATGCTTTTTTCCCGTCCTTTTTTCCAGGATAGGATTTCCACCTTTTTTCAAAAGCTTCCTGTTTTATGATTCTCCATGATTCATTTTCAGAAAGAGAATCCGCCTTTGTTTTATCTTTTGATTTAGAGTTAGAAACAGAGTTAGAAACAGAGACTAAAGAGCTATCGTTTGCCAATGGCAAAACTATAGCACTGCCATTATCATTTTTTATCTCTAACTCTTTATTTTTCCATCTCTTAGATGCACCTATCTTACCTGCGTTGGATTTTTTTCTGCGAAAGACTCTTTGTTTTTTGCGTTCTTTCTCCAATCTTTTGTGTAAAAGTTGAAAATTATTTTTAGGATTTTTATAAAAACATTTGGTGATTTTTTCGAGTTTTTCGCATCGGCTTTTGAGTAAACTTTGAACCTCCTCCGGGTCGGATGGAATCGATCCTTCTTTCCAGCAAATCCCACATAAACGGATATAATGACCCTCCTCCTCAGCGGTCATGGCAATCACATTTATATCGTTATTCCAATCATCCGGATAAAATTGGAATGCTGGAGATTTATTGATCATATTTATCAGCATCCATAATTGCTTTTCCTATTATTTCTAAAATTTGAGGGATAACTGCGTTCCCAAGGGCTTTAATTCTGTCCACCCTATGGGGAACCCCATTAGCCACTCGACCCACATCGGGTTCACTTGTCCACCACCCTTCTGAGGGGACACCGACAGCCTTACGGCCCATCCTAATTTGTTGGGCTTTGTTCTCCCGTCCGTGGCCTCCCAATTCATATCGTAAGTCCCTGGGGTGTGTTGGGGAGTAGGCAGAAGTTCCTTTGCATGCGGGCCCATGCCCTCCATCTCCAAAACTTTCCCCGTCAAAGTTCTTCCGCTGTTTGGTCCCGTTCGACCCTTGTCTGGTTTCCCGCAAAACCCAGCCGCGTCCATTACTGTCACGGTGGGCCACAATCCAGATTCTTTTCCTTTCGTGCGGGGCTTCGATGGCACAAGCTGGAATATTGAATGCCCGTACTTGGTATCCTTGACCTTCCAAGTCAGAAATCGTACGTTCGAGCTCCATATTGACGAACCCAGCAACATTTTCTCCAATAACCCAAGCGGGCCCGCATTCTTGGATGACTCTAAACATTTCAGGCCAGAGGTCGCGGTTATCATCTTTGCCTTTTCGCTTCCCGGCATTACTGAAAGGCTGGCAAGGGAACCCTCCGCAGATAAGGTCAATCCCTCGGATTCCGTCTGCTTCGAGCCGTGATTTTCTAAGTGTCCGGATGTCTTCATAAATCGGAATTCCTGCAAAGTTTTGTCTTAATAATTTTCTACAAAATTGGTCAACCTCGCAAAATGCCACGGTTTCCATGCCAGCCCGTTCCAGGCCAAGACTGAAACCACCAATGCCAGAAAATAAATCAAGAACTCGCATTTAAGAATTATAGGGTTCTGGAAATATGACGACCACAGAAGGGAACGGCGCATTATTTTTAGAGTTCCCAAATTTCAACCGTCCCCTTAAAAATCTTGTTTCTGCTTGCCAATAAATATAATTGTGCCACCATCTGGTATCAGGCCTGGCCGGCAACAACATCACCACATAAGCCGTTAACCGTTCCTCATAGGCTTTCTTGACCCACTTAGAAATTTGATTGCCATAAGGCGGATTAACAAAAACCCTTTCCCCTTCCCAGCTTTGGTCAAGCCCGTTATCCCGAATGGTGAAAAACTTTTCACATTTCGCATTTTCTTTTGTCGCACAAGGATCCAGAGTGAACTTGAATTCATCATCAAGTTTTTTGAACAAATCCAGAGGCGTTTCCCATTCGCAGGTTTGAGTAGAAAAATGTGGTGTGAACGGTTTCACTTCAAAGCCTTTTGGATTAATGGAAAAAGTTTCGGATTGTCTCGCATCACCACACAAAGTCCGGTTGCCATGCCTTCAACCACTTTTTCTTCCTGTTCATTGGTCAAATCAAACTTGCCCATGTGATGCGAAACAGCGTGTAAGACTTCATGCAAAAGCGTGTTGGCCTGTACCTGAGAATTATATCGCTCATCAATTGTAATTTTGGCTTCGTTGTTTTTGCACTGACCTAAATATTTTCCCTGCCTTTTTTCTTCTTCATCCATCAAAAGGATTTCATAATCCAAAGGCATGATCCTGATTTTTTTTGGTAATTTCATAAATTAAAACTCCTTTGGTCAGGTGGTTTTGGATCCCATTTAGAATCCCACCACCTGTAACGCCAATAAAATTTAGAGTAAAGTTGTGCCACCAATCTTGAGGAAAGTTTTTCACAACCCTTTCTGCAAGTCGGTTGCCGTTCAACAGTTACCAATCCCCTTTCATTGAAAGTGATTATTCCAGTGTCCGGCGAAACATGGTCGGGCATCTTGGGCAGAAGTTTTTCAGGAACCGCATAGTAGAAATATTTAATATGTTTAAACATTTTTTGGGCATATTGCGGATTAAGAAACTTCATTTTCTTACAATCTATTTTCCAATCAGAAAGAGTTAATTTTATTTCAACTTCCGTTAAATAATCAGACTTTGAAACCAAAGCCAAATCCATTTCCCACCCAAATAAATTGACGTTAGGAAAGCTTGTGTATCCATCAGGCCAATGATAAAAGACATGCTTCTGGATATCCCGTTCAGTTAATTTTTCGCTTTCTTTCTGGAAAGCAGCTTTCAATACAATTCCCATAAAAGTTTCCTTATTCCACTCTATGCCCTTCTTCTATCCATTTTTCATTTACCATTACCTGATTTCTTGTTTATAACTACTTTTCGCTTTCTTTTAACTAGGCGCGGGGTTGACGGACCACTGAGTCCCCGTTTAATCCTCTCTTGCATCAGTGCGCTAAGAGGCACACCAACCCCTACCGTTTGATGTCATCCGGGGCAATAAATAAGCTCGTGGATTCATAAATCAAAGGGTGCCTATTTTTTCTCAGTTTTTTAAATTATTCGCTTTAAAGGGATATCAAACATAATTCCAGCAGCCTTCAAAATGCGTTCCGCTTCGATCTCAAAATCCTCACTCTTTTTAAGAGTTAAAAGTGCATCCATTACCTGGACATAAGCGTTAATCAAATCACCCCCACTTGAAACATTTCTATCATTTTCTTCCATGCGCAATTCTCCTTAAAATAAGTTAAAACTGTCCCCACTTTGTCCACAGAAAACGATTAATAAATAGTTTGCTAAAAGTTTTTTCTTAGAAAATCTTATCTAAAATTTTAAAGAGATATGCCGTATCCACCTTATCAGGGTCTTTCTCAGCCAACTTCTCAAGCACTTCGATAAAATAAAGAGCGTCCACGCCCACTAACTGATCCCTCAAAACATTTATATCGGTCAAATCCAAAGCGTTCACCTGCATGATGATCTTTAAAATCTGCCCAGCATTAATCGACCAGTGACGCTTGATAAACTTTCGCATTCGAATAATGCTACATACTGGATATTTGCTACCGATATAAACCAACTCTTTTGCTAGTAATGCCTCCAAAGCTCTAGACCGCAATACCAGTTTTTCATCCCAGCTAGTCCAATAATTCGTGCAATGGACAAAATCGTAGTTTTCATGAATCTCATCTGGTTCCCCGTAAAAACGGAAAATCAACTGCACGCTATGGGATAGAGTGATTGCATTCGGGCTGACAAACACCGGGCAATATTTAGGCTTTACGTCCACCTCCAGTTCAGAGATAGGATCAACTTCAGAGATAGGATCAACGCCGATCCCAAAAATATCTTCCTCGCTCTCCAGTTGTGGAATTCCCTGGCCCCCCGTATTTTTCACACCGAGATTAATCTGTCCCTCAGCCGTCTCGGTTATGACAATTAAATCCCTGGAGTCCGGGTGTGTTTCAAGAAATTTTTTAACATAATAATCAGCAATCGCTAGAGCAGCTTCTTTGGTGCGAAAATAGATGTCGTAATCGTTAACTTCTTCCTTCAAAAGCATACTTGCTATCGCTCCACCAGTTACGATCGTATGGCATTCAGCAAACTTAGCCACCTCATTATCAATTATCGTTCCGATCCATTCCTTGTGGACTTTTGACAAAACCGCCTTGATAGTTTTAGCTTTCATAATCTGTCCTTTAAAGTTTGTTAGAAGTTTGCTATGAAATTCAAGGGATCAAAAAATTGACACCACTGATTAATAAGGCTTTAAGTCTATAAAAGGCTCTACGTCAACAATTGTTCCTATTGTTGGCTAAAAATCATACCCTCTAAAACCCTTTATTTTCAATAGGTTGCAGAGGGTCAATTTCTTGACACCCATAGTTTGCTAATAGTTTGTTAACGTCAGATAATGGTAAAATTTTCCACCCATCCTTATTAAAGATTGTAAAACCTTCTTTGTGCAAAAAGCTAATGGCTTCATCAATAGCGATCTTTTTAGATTTCTCCTCCATTCTCAACCTCCTTTTTAATCAATTCTGGATTCTCATAAATATTACCGATCACTTCAAACTCTAAGGATTCGCTGGAAAATTTAAATTCAATAGAGTTATTATAAGAATCTGCCCCCTTGCGTCTCGCGAGCATAAATTGACAAGTTGGAAACAAAAACTCAACAATTCCCCATTCAATATATTCTAAGCACCCTGACCGGTCTAATTCACCATCCTTTTTGAACCTGTTTAAATTAAGTTTTGTAACAATATCCCCCTCATAAATCTCTTTACCGTTTTTATCTTTAAGGCCGGTGAATTGCATGAGAATAACATCTTGAGTCGCCCAACAATCCTCAATAGACATTGAACCATTAAGATATAGCCTGAAATGTTTTCCGCTACCGGGATTAACCATACATTCGCAAACTTTATCCCAAGCTCTGAATTTAATTTCTCGCATCCTAATCCTCCTTTTCTTTGAACTGAACTTTCCCGGCGTCATTAATTTTAAATTCAATAGGGCTTCCTTTTTTCCGATAAACACCATCGGCATTAAGAAGATAATCTCCGCTTACATCTCCATGTCCTTCCAAATTCAAATCACTGAAAGATAGCATTCTTGGTGGTTTATCCCCCTCATATTTCAATCCACCTTCCATCGTTATTCCTCCTTTCCTTGACTATCGTTTTGTGGTCAAAGTGTGTTGGGTGGTTCGTGTATAGCTTTTTCCAAAAGTAATTCTCTGACTCTTTGGTTATCCTTTATTAATTCAGATGCAAGAAAATACAATTCTTGCAAATCAGTTAATTGCATTCTCTTTGATGATTGGTGAACCGCTTGAACAGTTGGATTATGCAATCGACTTTCAATAATATCCTCGATAGCTGAATCAATTATCTTTTTAATTTCGTTTTCATCTTCTGACCTTGATATGAAATTGATTACATTTCCTTTATAATTGACATAACATGGTTTATTCCCCTGCAACATAATTGAACTCCCATCAGGATATTCAACAGAAGAATTACCGTCAAAATCAATAACTGTCTTACCGGCTCCTTCCATTTCAATTGTAATTTTACCTTTTCCAGTGTAGTTGAATTTGTTATCTAACATCCTCATTCTCCCTTTTTAGGTGGTGAATCTAATTCATGCCAATGCGTTGGGGTGTAATCTTCCCAATAATTATCTTCGTGGTTAAAGCAAACAATCCAATCATTCCCGGTTGCTTTACAAGGAAAATATTCGCAAAATGCTAAATTATTTCCATCCCAACATGCTATTTTAGATCCATCTTTCGGAGCAGTATCTATAGTTTTCCATTCCTTCATCCTCATTCCTCCTTTTTATTTTTGTCTCTGCTTTCAATTCCGGCAAGTATTTCTTTTCCTAGTTTCAGCCTTTCATCAACTGGCATCGAGATATATTGTTCATAATCCGTCAACTCTATTTCCTTGGCGATTTTTTTCAAATCATCAAAACTGATTTCTTCCATCCTCATTCCCCTTGTTAAGTTTTACGTTTTTCCCTGGAGATAAAATCTTCCAGGGCTTTAATCATATCGGCCCGGTTCGCATTGCAGATATAGTTCATTCGGCTCCTGTCCGTTGGTTCGCCGAATTTGAAAACGAGGAGACAGAAACCAAATTCCTTTTTGCCGCCGTTTGCATTTGGATTGTTAAACGTTGCATCAATAGCCTGTCCGAGCGCCCTCATTGTTTCCCGATGTTTTTCCTCGCTCGGTCCGTGAGTGTCAGGCATTATTTTTATCCTTTCCTTCCTTAAGTTTTTCAATTTCAAGTTTCAAGGAAATAATTTCTTCACTCATTACATAAGTAGCTTTTGCAAATTCCTTATTAGGATTACCTGAGCCAGATCCTGGATTAACCCATAATTCTCCTATCTCTTTATGAATTTCAATTAAAGAGGAAGGGTTTTCACTCATAAACGTATCTAAACTCATATACTTTTTTGGTTTTATTTTATTTTTGTCCTTCTTAAACCACATCCTCATTCCTTCTTTTCTTGGCTGTCGTTTTGTGGTAAAAGTGTGTAATGGATAGTAACCATGTGGGCCGCAAGTTTTATCTCTACTTGTCCCTTTCTATAAACAGCCAAATAGGGAACGGAACCGAGACTTCCATTTTCTGCATAAGCAACTATTTTCTCCAAACCGCGTTTCCCTACCTCCCAAAAAGACCCCCCTGATATATTGAACCCAATCGCACTTATCTCTCTTTTATCTTCAATAATTGGTTTTATTTCATCCATCCCCATTCCTCCAATTTATTGTTTTGAAATAAAAGTAAAAATTATTCCAACATTTACTATCCAGATGAAAGTTCCTAACGCATATAAAACATAATCAATTCCCGACATCGAATTTTTTCACTCCTTCTTTAAGAGTTTCCCGATCCGTCCTGGCATAGATCAGCGTTGTTTTAAAATCTGAATGACCCATCAATTCTTGAATAGTGGTTAAAGCCACTCCCTGTTTAATCAGGTAACACGCTCCAAAATGCCGGAAGTTGTGCATAGCCCTACCATGAACCCACCCAGAAGCCACAAAGGCCCTCCCTACTGCCTGTGAAACGGCTTCATGCAACATTCCAGGGAACCATAGGCCATCGCCAGAAATAGGCACAGGAAGCCCTCTAAATGCTTCTCTTAGCTTATTAGTCATGGGCACGAATAATGGAGGTTTGTTCTTATATCGGGTTTTTCTGCGGGTATAGGTGATTCCAGCTTCTTCGCCTCTGAAAACGATTTGGGCCTTCGTCAAATGAAGTAAATCGGAAAGGGGCATTGTGGAGTACATGGCAACATGGGCAATCCCCTTATATTTTTTCCTTCGAGGCCCGGATGCTAGGTTTTGAATGACAGCGTTTGCCATTTCCTCCGAAACGATTTGGGATCCGTCAAACTTTTTCCCAGGTTTTAAAACGAGGCTTTTATAATCGATTTGGAAACCAAGTTCTGGAGCAATTCTGATAATCGCCAGGGCGGTTGACTCAACGTATTTTTCGCAGATTTTAACGGCCCATGCTTGAATATCTATTTCGGATAATCGCTTGCCTTTGAATTCTGGAATCAAATGATTTTTAAGATTCCGTAACTTGTTTTTTCTGTCTATTTTTGGATCATATTTCTCGACCAATTCATCAAATCTAATCAGATAAAATTGATACCGCCCTTCCCGGATGAGCATAAATATTTCCGCGATTCGATCAATCGCTATTTGCTGATCGGTTGTCTTTAAAGATTGCCTCAATAAAACTTTCATGTATGTGCAGTTCGCATACCACACTTTCCCCTTTTTAATAATCAAATCGGCCATCGGTCTACCCCCTTGTGTGTAGAGATAACTTTGCGTCATCCAAGGGGGCAAACCTACCATTTTGGCTGAATTAGAGGCAATCATTTTTATTTATTTGATTCCGCTATTGTGGCATCGGCTATTCTAATTGCCAAAGGAATGTATTTATTAATAATGTGATCTTCGGGCGTCGTCTCTTTCGAAAACAAAAAATCACCTTGCACCAAACTCACTACAAGATCATCAATCAGCTTATTTCGCCGCGTGATTCCAGGATAAGAAAATTCCTGGGGTTCCCTTCCGGATTGGCTTGCTCGGTCAGGATTTTCTTTTATTATCCTAGGATAAACAAATCCACCATCTTTATTCTCACTCATAATTCCTCCTTTATTTTTTTAAAAGTAATAACCCAAACCCAAGGATTTGCAATCCAGGAAATATCCTGTCCATCTATTCGTGGCTTCCCGTTGATTGAATCCCAAAGTTGCGCATAAGATTGATGCCAGCCGGCATGAACCTCTTGGAGCCCTTCCATTCCTTCCGCAATACAATCCTCTTTTGAAATATCCTGCACTCGTTCAACCCGGATATCCGTTATTTCGAGATTGATCCTGGAGGCCCATCGGGGCATGTGGATTGAGGGCCTCCAAGGGATTTTCCTTCCAGCTTCATAGTGGTCATTCCCATTTGCTCGATAATCAATTCCCGCCAATGTTTCAACAAAGGCCTCCCGCACCCAAAGATTTCGGCGCCCCTCTCCATAAGGACATTTATATTCTTTCCCATCCGTATCCATCCACTCCTTTGTAAGCAGGGTGAGGGATATTCCATCCTCATCCGGTTGCGGTTTTATCACTCGCCGGGTCTGAGTTTTCCGTCCATCAAGGATCGCCTCGACCATCGGCCCGGAGAATAGAATCGGTTTTTCTTTCATTATTTATTTTCCTTTCGAGAATTCTTTTTCCTGATCGAATAAACTTTTTTTCGGCAATCAGGACACCATTTTGCGCCTTTGGTTGAATTGCTTTTAAAGTCGCTCTGACATTCAACGCACTTGTACCATTTGAATTTTATTCGGCGCTTCTCCCCGGTGAATGAGATAATCCGGGAAAGTTCGCGGTCACTGATAGCGATAAGTTCCTTTTCGGAAACGATATGTTTTAATTTTCCACCAGCATCAAAGACTCGAACTTGGTTCATTTATTCTCCCTCCTTAAAATATTCGCGGACGGCCCCAGGCAGAACAAGGGGAACTGCCTGGAGCGAGGTCGTTCGACCCCATGGACTAGGCTCACCGATTAAAAGCCTCCGCTTTAAAAATAAAGGCAAACGGGGCGGCGAACATTGCGCTCGTTTTTGGTGATAGACCACCTAGCCCCTACCGTTTGCATTCACACTCCCATTGGAATTACTCCGCTTGGTGATGGATAACTAGCTCAAGCGGGATTGAACTGGAACAAACGGCTTGCCTAATTAATTCAAAGTTAAACCTTCCTCGTCGCTGACCTGGGTGACAAAATATTGCATATCTGTTTTCTCGGCCTCTTCAATGAAGATTGCCCGATTCTTTTCATCCAAGGCTTCGAGCCCATCAACACAAACCAGGGGAAGCTTGGTCTTTCTCAATCCCGCTATCATCAAACAGAATCGAATCCTAGCCGCTTCATTCAAGGTGTCAAAAGGAATATCATTGATATAAATATCCCCATCAAATACCTTTAAATCCTTGACAGGGAGATTCTCCATTAATTCGCCTTTGAGTTTGTCAAGGTCATCGATTTGACCAGTCTGATCCTTGGCTTCCTTTTCCAGTAATTTGATTTCCGCGCCCTTCTTTTCAACGAAATCAATCGCTCCGGAAATCTTGTGTTGGTTTTTAGAATTCTGATCGGCCTCGGTGAGTTTTTCTTTTCCTGGATCCGCCATTTTGCAAAATTCATCCAGAACATTTTTAGCAGATTGTTCGTGAGCGTTTTGGCATTCCTGGGTATAGTCCGCGAGTTGTTTATTGAGCGTATCAATTTTCTCTTGGGTAGTTTCCTTTGCGTCATTGATAAGTTTGTGCCGAAGTTCATCGGCTTCCTTAAGCCCCTTATCTCTTATTTCGTTTAATTTCTCCAACTCAGTCCGCACGACTTCGACCTCAATCGTCCAATCCTTTTTATCCTCCTGGAACGGGATAGTCTTTCGCATTTCAGAAACCATCGTTTCCATTGTGACCGCTTCCTTATTGACATAGGCACGCTCCTCAAAAATACTCTTTCTGATTTCCTCAATCACTTGGAGAGGGTGCCCGTCTTTTTCGGACCGGTCAAGACCGGCAATAAATTTGATCTCGTCACTCGGCATTGTCATTGGGACCGAATTGAGGAGCATCTTAATCCGGGCCTTCGGATCCGCCGTCAATATCTGGATAGGATTCAATCCAACCGGATCGATAATTTCTTTCAGATATGAGGCTCCCAATTTCATCTTTTTCCCTTCGGCATCTTCAAAGGTGACATGTGATTTATCCTGGGTCATTTTCTTGGTAAGCGTTTCGCCGTTATCGAAAACGAGAACGATTTCTCCCTCATCCGCGCCATTCCGGAGTAACGTTCCGTCGTGTCCTCCTCCGAGTATTCCCTTTATAGCTTCGAGGAATGAAGTTTTCCCGGCCTTGTTCTTCCCGGAAATAGTGGTTATTTTCCCCGGTTTATATTCAAGCGTTTTAATTCCTAAGATATTTCTTATTTGAATTTTAGCTACTTGCATGATTCCTCCTTTTTGCTTCCTAAAATATACCCGCAGGAAAATTGTTTCATAGCCAATAGGCTGAGCCCCCGGTTATCAAATAAAGGTTGCTCCGGAGCTACCACTAAAATTTGATATTTTTCGTTTTTATCTTCCATAACAAATTTTAAAGGGGCAAATCTCTCATTCAAAACCCCTACTAAATGCCCATCCGGGAACAACCCGTTTTCCACACTGACAATAAAACGCAAATGAAGCGTTACTGAATGATCTTTAATTTCTTCCATGATTTCCTCCTAAATATTTTAATCAGGGATTAGGGCTTGCCCGATCCACAAGGACCGGAAAGGCCTGAAAACGGTTATTAGCAGTCTAACGTGGCCTTACAATTCAAGCCCATCCTCCCCTTAAATTAAAGTTTGGGGCTCCCGGACCACTAGGACCGGGAAGTTCAACCGCCCCTATTTCTTTGTCGCTAATTCTTCCAGGTCGAGCATCATCAAATCGTATTTCTCTTTAGTGATTTGTGATGTCTCAGCAAATTTGTTTTTCTTTAAATATTTAATAATTGCCGCTGTGGTGATATTCAATTCCCGGAATCTCGCCTGAAACGCCGAAATCTGATTCTCGTCAATCAATTCCGGTTCGTGCGTTTGTTCCGGAGGAGAATCCCCTAATGGAATATCATCTTCCATCGGAGGAGGTTCCGCGCTGGCATCGGCAATACCGGAGCCCGGCTTTTTATCCTTTAAAGCATCCAGGTTGGGTTTTTGGTCATCGAGCACTTTCGCCGTTTCAGCCTTTTTCTCCTTTGCTATTTCGATATCGACAACATCCGCTAAATCCAAATCAATTCCATCCTCTATGGCGTTGACCCTCGAAATATCTTCAATCGATTTGGGAAGGATGTTAGTGATTGACCGAATAACGGTTTTATAAATCATCGCCTCCTCGTGTGTTCTCCAAGGAGAAGTAAATTTTCCACTCCGGTCTTTTTTATCAAGTCCCTTGGCGAACTTAATTTTATGATTCATCAACTTTTTATAGGGCCAGAACTCGAACCCCTTAACTCCCTCCGACATTTCAAAGATTCCATAAGCCCCGCGAATCTCTCCCGGCTCCTCCTCGGTGGGTACATGGATACAGGCTTCGTTCATTCCGTATTCGTATTTGAATAAATCATTTTGGTAGACAATTCGAGCGCCGATCTTTTTTACCAGTTTAGACCGGAGACAAAGTTGGATGAGCCCCTTATATCCCGGAATCAGGGTCGCGGTTCTACCATAGGGAACGATATAGGCTTCGCCTAAAACCCCGTCAGGAATTAGTCTGAGCTGGGATGCGTCCAACAAGGCCTTAATCAATGAGGCTTCGGTACAATCTGCCAGGGCGGGATTTTTTTCAATGCAAGTGAGGAAGGCGGAACAGAAATACTCCCATTTAATCATTCCCCCCAATTTGGCGGTGATTCTCTTTTCGTTTCTCTTTAAAGCATTTCCAATTTGAACCAAATCGGTTGACATTATTCGTCCTCCTCCCAAAAATTATATTCAAGACAAACCACCCACGCTATGCAAGCGGCTCCCACTATCCCAATTATTGATATTTCAAACATTTATTTTTTTCATACCACTTCGGTTTCTTGCCCATATAAATATCCGGCATATCACTAAAGAGGTGATTAAACTGGCTAGCTGTGGGATCTAAAATGCTTCCATCTAAATTTTCCAGCCAACAATGATGATATTTGATATCTCCTTTTACCAGGAAACCATCAACTAACTCATAATCCACACCGCAAATGGCGCGCAGGTATCCCTGTAATGAAGAACAGGCAATAAAACACATATTCGTATTAGTGTTTTCACCCAGGATTCCGACGGTAAAGTCTCCGGCAATTTTTAATATTTGTTCTTTAGATATTTGAGAGGTGGTTGCCTTCGATTTCATATTTATTCTCCAACAAGCGCCCCGGTTCGCAGCCCTTCGGAGGGCAAAGATTCATTTTCCTGGAAATCCGCCTCCTCCGTTTCTTCCTCAAGCTCCTCCGCAACCCAGGAAAGGACCGAATCTGCGGAATCCACCAGGGAAGTAAAGCACGCAGTATCCCAATAAGGATCGGCCAGATTAATGGCCTCCCCGCGATCGGCCTTTTGCAGAAATTCCATAATATTTTCAACTTTTTCCTTAACTTCGTTTAACGCTTCGATTCGATTCATCCAAACCCCCTTGACATTAAATGAAAAAAATGACATAAAAAAAGGCCAAACAGCAGAGTTCCTTTGCGAGAAAAGTTGCTGTTTGGCCTTATTAGAGCTTTGAGAACCGGTTTCCCCGTTCCTTCGGCTTTTTTTATTTAATTTTAATGAACTCATTAGCTTTTCTCGCATTAAACTTAGTCTTAAATATAAGTTATTTTCGCATATAAATCAAGTGAAAAGGTTATATTTATAAAGAAATGGAGTTAAGTTTTGAATTTACAAGGGGTTGCAGAAAGAATAAAGGCTTTGAGAGAGAGTTTAGGCTTAAATCAGACCGAATTGGCCACTCAATTAAATGTTCATCAGACCAAAATCAGCCAAACCGAAGCAGGAAAAATGAAACCCTCGTTCGAAGTTCTATTTTTTCTCAGTGAAAATTGCTCTGTTACCATCGATTATATTTTAAAGGGCGAGAACTCCTTTCAACCTGGGAAGGCAACCCAAATGAATATGAGTATGCAGACCGAAGCCGCTAAAGAAGCAATGGCAAGTCTTAATAAATGTGCTAAATCTATCAAAAAACTGGACATGTCTGTTGTTTTGGGAATTAAATATTATGAAAATGAGTTAAAAAAGGTTCCAAGAGATCCTGAAATTAAAAAAACCTTAGAAGGGATCAAAAGTGAAGAGGAGGAGGCCGAAAGTGAAGAACCCCAAAATAAAGAATATGCGCAAGCATCGTGAATAATGATGAAATTATAGAATTACTCAAAGAACAACATCAGGAAAGCATGGAAGTGGCTAATGAACAAAAACGTCTTCTCGAATTGCTTACGGCAGAATATCGGGTGAGTAATGTCCGTACAGCCATGTTAGATGAAACACTAAAAAAAGTCTTGTTTGCGATGAATGACTTTGGGAGAACTGCGGAACAATTGTTGGAGGAATTTAAATAATCAAAACTAAAATATTTATTATTCTAATCTCATTATTGTTAATAAACTCTGGTTGTTCGGTGGGAATGGCAATGAGTGGCAAAGAAGCTCCAAATCTTGGGATGATCCAAGTCGGAGCAACTAGAGGAGAAATTGAGTTGACAATTGGGCCTCCATTTAAAACAGTCACGCTTCCAAATGAAAAAAGAATGGATGTTTACGAATATCAAATTGGGAACGAACCAAGTGCGGGGAGGGCTGCTGGACATGCTGTGATGGATTTATTAACATTGGGATTGTGGGAAATCATAGGTACTCCAATGGAAGCAATTCAGGGAGATAAACGACTATTAAATATTACTTATGATAAAAATGATCGGGTTTTAGCAATTAATAGTATTCTTAAAAAGAAAAAATAAAAATGGAACTGTGGATTGTTGTAAGAATTTTTGATGGAGAAATTCTATAATGGATGTTCTGCTCAAAATCTTTGGGATTATATGGACAATCCT